TGGTAATTATAGTATTATACATAAATCTAATTCTTACATCCTTAAATGATCACTTTCTTGCATTCCCATAATAGCACTTATACAGTAGGTTCTTTTTGTTATAGATTTTAAAGATTGGAGTTGAAAACTATGGCACAAAGGGGAAGAAAACCAAAGCCAACTGCAATTAAAATAATTGAAGGAAACCCAGGTAAAAGACCACTAAATAAAAATGAACCTAAACCTGAAAAGAAAGCACCAAGATGCCCAAGTTGGTTAGAAGATGATGCAAAAAAAGAATGGAGGAGAATGGCAAAGCAAATGGAGCACTTAGGTACTTTAACTGAAATAGATATGGCGGCATTTGCGGGATATTGCCAAGCTTATGCAAGGTGGAAGGAAGCAGAAGAGTTTATTACAAAACATGGTGCTATAGTAAAAACTCCATCTGGTTATTGGCAGCAAGTACCACAGGTTTCAATAGCACAAACTTATTTAAAAATAATGAATAAGTTTTGTGAACAGTTTGGTCTTACCCCATCTTCAAGAAGTAGGATAATTACTGATTCAAATGATAAGGAAGATGACCAAATGGAATTATTGCTATTTAAGGGTGGTGGCAAGAATGTATGATGAAGCAAAGGCACAACATGCTGTTGATTTTATAAATTGTTTAAAACACACAAAGGGTAGATGGAGAGGAGTTCCTTTTGAACTGCTACCTTGGCAAGATAAAATAATAAGAGATATTTATGGAAATATAAAGCCTAATGGATATAGGCAATATAATACAGCTTATGTAGAAATACCGAAGAAAAATGGAAAGAGTGAACTTGCAGCAGCAGTCGCTCTATATATGACTTGTGGAGATAATGAATGGGGAGCAGAAGTTTATGGATGTGCTTCAGATAGACAACAAGCATCTATAGTTTTTGATGTAGCTGTTGAGATGGTAGAACAATGTCCAGCTTTAAAGAAAAGAATAAAACCTATAATGTCAGTTAAAAGGCTAGTTTATAAACCAACAAATAGTTTTTATCAAGTTCTATCAGCAGAAGCTTATACAAAGCATGGACTTAATGTTCACTCAGTAATATTTGATGAACTTCATGCCCAGCCTAATAGAGAATTATTTGATGTTATGACAAAAGGTTCAGGAGATGCTAGAACACAACCTTTATTCTTTTTAATAACAACAGCAGGAACAGATAGAAACTCTATATGTTTTGAACAACACCAAAAAGCTATGGATATTATAGAAGGAAGAAAAATTGATCCAACTTTTTATCCTGTTATATATGGAATAAAAGATGAAGAAGATTGGTCATTAGAAGAAAATTGGTATAAAGCTAATCCATCACTTGGACATACTATTGATATAGAAAAAGTTAGGAATGCTTTTAATAGTGCCAAGGAAAATCCAGCAGAAGAAAATATATTTAGGCAGCTTAGATTAAATCAATGGGTAAAACAATCCACTCGTTGGATGCCAATGGATAAATGGGATGAGTGTGATTTTAATATAGATATAGACTTATTAAAAGGCAGAGAATGTTATGGCGGACTTGATCTTTCAAGTACTGCAGATATTACTGCTTTTGTTTTAGTTTTTCCACCAAGAAATGATACTGAAAAGTATATAGTTTTACCTTTCTTTTGGATTCCAGAAGATAACTTGAAATTAAGGGTAAGAAGGGACCATGTACCTTATGATGTATGGGAAAAACAAGACTTTATAAAAACTACAGAAGGAAATGTGGTTCACTATGGATTCATAGAAACTTTTATTGAAGAATTAGGAACTAAATATAATATAAAAGAAATAGCTTTTGATAGATGGGGAGCAGTTCAAATGGTACAAAATCTCGAAGGTATGGGATTTACAGTAGTACCATTTGGACAAGGATATAAAGATATGTCTCCACCATCAAAAGAATTAATGAAACTAACATTAGAAGAAAGAATAGCACATGGAGGTAATCCTGTGCTCAGATGGATGATGGATAATATATTTATAAAACAAGACCCAGCAGGAAATATAAAACCTGATAAAGAGAAAAGCACAGAAAAAATCGATGGGGCTGTGGCTTTAATAATGGCTTTGGATAGGAGCATTAGAAATGGTGGGGGTAGCGGAAGTGTGTATGATGAGAGGGGAATACTGGTATTATAAGTATTGCTGTAATACGCGAAGATATGTATAATAGTAGTGAGGTGATACTGTGGAAAAGAAATCTAGAAATCCAATATCAGTAAGATTAACTAAAGAGGTTGCAGAAAAATTTAGAACTTTAGCACAACAGAATGATGTTTCGCAAAGCGATTTTATTGAAATATTGTTAAAACGGTTTGAAGAAACACAACAAAATAATCATACATCACAACAAGTGTTAACAGACCAACCATTTCAGATATTGTTATGTAAAACTAATGATTTAACTAATATCCAAGGTAAAAAATATGTTAAGCCGATGAAACTTTGTTTTAATGGTCACTACGTATACTATATACCGCCGCAAAATAGAATTTTACAAAGAGCTGATCGATTTGAAGAAGAGCTAAAAAGGGAATTTGATATAAGTATTTCTTTAGAAAATTTTTTGCTGTATGATTCAATAGACATAGCATATGATTCAGACAGAGAAAAATATTTAGTTATTGAAAGGGTTGGGTTAAAGAAAGAGGATGAAACAAGATATGATTTATTTGTTAACCGTTGTTATTACGCCAAGGATTTGGAAGAGATAAAAATTAAATTTCATACATATGTAAGTGATGAAGATAAAAAAGGTATTGAAATGGCATTAGCAGAAACTATTACAGATGATGAGCAATTAAAATTATTTCAATAAAAGCACTACAATGCATGCAAAGTGTAGTTCTGTATTGATAAATATACAAGAATGCGTTACAATATCTTTAAAAATAAGATATTGTAGGAGGAATTATAATGAAATATAAGCCAGAAACTCTTGAAGAAAATTTATCAAATACAATATGGATACAAAATAACATATATCAGATTATTAATCATTTAACAATTAGATTTAATGTCATTCAAAATATTTATAGAAATCAGTATACTTATAACCAAGCATTACGTATGGGGTTTATCAATTATAATTGGAATTATGAAATAGCAATGGCTGAATTAGCATATTCAATATATGGTTTTACAAATGATATTTATAACAGGATAGCATATGCTTTGGATTTTATTAATAGAAATGAAGTTGGAAGAAGTATAAAAAATTATGATAGAGATATAAAAAAATTATCGAAAAAGGAGTTGATTAGCGAACAAGACAAAGAAGATTTGCTAAGATTTAGATTAGCTCGAAACTACGGAACACATTACGGAAAAGTGATGTTCATAGATTATATTTTTAGAAACGTACATTTAATTTATAATGTTGTAGGAATTATAAAGCAGTTATTATCAAGTTATACTATTAACATAGTAGAATATAAAAGTTTTTTAGAAAATCAGTATAGTTTTATTCAAGATTTAAAAAGTAATTTGGAAGACTATGAAATTGCAAATTGTATTGCAAAATGAGATAAATATACAGCATCTCAATTTGAGGTGCTTTTTTCATACCCATTTTTAGGAGGTGTTCAAAATTCAGTTGCCGATATTCAAGAGAAAATCAAGAGATAAGCCTAAAAATAATTTTATAGGTTCTGCCTATAGTTTTTTCTTTGGTGGAACATCTAGTGGAAAAGTTGTTAATGAAAGAACGGCAATGCAAACTACTGCAGTTTATGCTTGTGTTAGAATTCTTGCAGAATCTATAGCTTCACTTCCACTTCATCTTTATAAATACAGTGAGGATGGTGGAAAGAATAAGGTTATAAACCATTCCTTATATTATTTATTACATGATGAGCCAAACCCAGAGATGACTTCATTTGTGTTTAGAGAAACACTTATGAGTCATCTTTTATTATGGGGAAATGCTTATGCGCAAATTATAAGAGATGGTAGAAATCAAGTATTAGCTATGTATCCTCTACTGCCCAATAAGATTACTGTAAATAGAGCGGATAATGGTGAAATTTATTATACCTATACAAATAATAATGATGATGGAAAAGGCTATGGTCAAGTTATTTTAAGAGATTATGAAGTGCTTCATATTCCGGGTCTAGGTTTTGATGGATTAATAGGATATTCACCAATTGCTATGGCTAAAAATGCAGTTGGAATGTGCATAGCTTGTGAAGAATATGGAGCAAGTTTCTTTGCAAATGGAGCAAATCCAGGAGGTGTACTTGAACATCCAGGAGTAGTTAAAGATCCTAAAAGAGTAAGGGATAGTTGGAATGAAGTATATAAAGGCACAGAAAATGCACATAAAATTGCTGTACTTGAGGAAGGAATGAAGTTTCAAAGTATAGGTATTCCACCAGATCAAGCACAGTTTTTAGAGACGAGAAAATTTCAGTTAGATGAAATTGCTCGTCTTTTTCGTATTCCACCACATATGATTGGAGATTTAGATAGGTCTAGCTTTTCAAATATAGAGCAGCAAAGTCTTGAATTTGTAAAATATACTTTAAATCCTTGGGTAATTAGATGGGAACAGGCTATACAAAAAGCATTATTAAGTCCAAAAGAAAAAGGAAAATATTTTGTAAAGTTTAATGTAGATGGATTACTTCGTGGAGATTATGAAAGCAGAATGAGAGGGTATGCAGTTGGTAGGCAAAATGGATGGCTATCTTCAAATGATATAAGAGAACTTGAAGATATGAATCCAATTTTAAGTGATGAAGGTGGAAATTTATATCTTGTAAATGGCAATATGACAAAGTTAAAAGAAGCAGGTGCATTTGCAAATAAAAGAAATGGAGGGGATAACTCATGAAAAAGAAGTTCTGGAATTGGGTTAAGAATGAAGGACATAGAACTCTATATTTAGATGGTGCTATTGCAGAGGAAAGTTGGTATGGAGACGAAGTAACTCCTAAAGAATTTAAAGCAGAATTAATAAGTGATAATGGAGATATAACAGTTTGGATTAATTCACCAGGTGGAGATGTATTTGCGGCATCACAAATTTATAATATGCTAATGGACTATAGTGGAAATGTAATTGTGAAAATTGATGGACTTGCAGCAAGTGCGGCTTCAGTAATTGCAATGGCAGGAAGTGAAGTTGAAATATCTCCTGTTGCAATGTTTATGATTCACAACCCTATTACAATTGTAAGTGGAGATACAAAGGAAATGAATAAGGCTATAGATATGTTAAATGAAGTAAAAGAGAGCATTATAAATGCTTATGAATTAAAAACAGGACTTAAAAGAAATAAAATAGCAAGTCTTATGGATGCTGAAAGTTGGTTCAATGCAAAGAAAGCTGTGGAGCTTGGATTTGCAGACAAAATAATGTTTGAAGATAAAGAAGATATTAAAGATTTAAAAAGTGAAGTATTTAGTAGAAACATAACTAATAAAGCACTTTTAAATAAACTTTCTACCAATATTAATGAATCAAAAACATCAATTGAAAATTTAAATAAAAGACTAGAACTTTTAAAATATTAAGGAGGACTATAGAATGAATAACATATTAGAATTAAGAGAAAAAAGAGCAAAGATATGGGAAGATGCTAAAAAGTTTTTAGATAGCAAAAGAAATGAAAGTGGATTTATTTCAGCTGAAGACACTGAAACTTATGAAAAGATGGAAGCTGATGTTGTTAATTTAGGAAAAGAAATAGATAGACTAGAAAGGCAAGCTGCAATTGATTTGGAACTTTCAAAGGCAACTTCAACTGCCATTAGAAATATTCCTAATGCAAATTTAAATGGTGAAACAAAAATAGGTAGGGCAACAGATGAATATAAAAAAGCCTTCTGGAAAGCTATGAAAAATAAAAATAGCTTAGATATTCAAAATGCACTTCAAATAGGTACAGATAGTGAAGGTGGATATCTTGTCCCAGATGAATTTGAAAAAACATTAATTGAAAGTCTACAAGAGCAAAATATATTTAGACAACTTGCAAATGTAATAACTACATCTTCAGGAGATAAGAAAATACCAGTAGTTGCATCTAAAGGAACAGCATCTTGGGTAGATGAAGAAGGTGCAATTCCAGAATCAGACGATGCATTTAGTCAGGTATCAATAGGAGCATATAAATTAGCCACTATGATTAAGGTTTCAGAAGAACTTCTTAATGATAGTGTTTTTAATTTAGAGAGTTATATAGCAAAAGAATTTGCAAGAAGAATTGGAGCAAAAGAAGAAGAAGCATTTTTTATAGGAGATGGTACTGGAAAGCCTACAGGAATATTTAATGCAACTGGTGGAGCAAGTCTTGGAGTAACAGCAACAAGTGCTGCAGCTATTACATTAGATGAGATTATGGATTTATTTTATTCTTTAAAATCACCTTACAGAAAAAACGCTGTATTTACTATGAACGATGCAACAGTAAAGGCTATAAGAAAACTTAAGGATTCTAACGGTCAATATTTATGGCAACCATCTGTTACAGAAGGGGAACCAGATACTATTTTAAATAGACCGGTAAAAACTTCTGCTTATGTACCAACATTAGGTGCAGGAGCAAAACCTATAGCTTTTGGAGATTTTAGTTACTATTGGGTAGCAGATAGACAAGGCAGATCATTCCAAAGATTAAATGAACTATATGCAGCAACAGGACAAGTTGGATTTAAGGCAACTCAAAGAGTTGATGGTAAGTTAATACTTCCTGAAGCTATTAAAGTTTTACAAATGAAAGATAAAGAAAAATAGAAGTCAAAAGAGGTGAGTGTATTTTGGTAGTAACATTAGAAGAAACAAAACTTTATCTAAGAGTAGATGGTGATGAGGAAAATACACTCATCACTAAATTTATTTTAACAGCTGAAGAATTGTGTGAAGATATTTTGAGATATAAGTTAACAGAGTTTGAAATAATACCAGAAGCCGTAAGGCAAGCAATTTTATATGCTGTAGCAAATATGTATGAGATGCGTGAAAATTTTGATGTGAAATCAGTAATTGAAACCATGGTAAGACTTTTATTTTCTTATAGAAAAGAGAGTTGGTGATGCTTTATGGATATAGGAGATTTAAAACATAGAGTTATATTTCAAAGATTTACTACAGTAGTAAATGACAATGGTTTTGAGGAAGAAGCATGGCAGGATTTTAAAATAGTATGGGCAGCAATATCAAATCTTCATGGTAGAGAATATTTTGAAGCTGCAGCTATTCAAGCAGAGAAAACTGTAAAGTTTACTATTAGGTTTATTAAGGAAATAGATGAAAGCATGAGAATAAAGTTTAGAGAGAAGCAATACAACATAACTTCTATAGATAACATAAAGTATGCAAATAAATTTATAGAAATAAAAGCTATGGAGGTTGATAAAAGTGGCTAAGATAGAGCTTGAAGGTATGGATGAACTTATTGATAAAGTGAACAAGTTAGGGAAAAAGGGAGAAGAAATTAAAAAGAATACTTTAGATAAAGTAGGAAATTTAGTAAAGAGAAGTATGGAAGTAAAGGCTCCAAAGTCTAAAGAAAATAAAAGGCATATGGCTGACAATATTAATGTATCAGACATAGAAAATGAAGATGGTGTAGATTTTGTTAAAATAGGACCAAATAAAGGAGATAATTCAGAGTTCTTTTATTCTAAGTTCACAGAGTTTGGGACTTCAAAAATACCAGCGCAGCATTGGGCAGAAAACTCTCTTCTTGAAAATCAAAAAGAGGTAAATGAAATTATAAAAGAAGAACTTCAAAGGGGGCTAGAATCACTTGAATAAACTTATTATGGATATATTAAAGCCTCTTAAAATCCCAGTATCCTTTCAAAAATATACAGGAAGAAAAGATACCTATATTACTTTTCATGAGTATTTTACGGGTGGCGAGGAATATGAGGATGACAACGAAGTGCTAACAGCTCATTATGTTCAAGTAGATATTTGGTCAAAAACTGATTACACAAATATTGTAAAAGAGGTTAAAGAAAAACTCACATCTGTAGGTTTTAAAAGATTAAGTGAGGCAGATTTATATGAGAAGGATACAAGAATTTATCATAAAGGTCTGAAATTTTATTATCTAGAAGAAAGGTAGGGTGAAGATATGCCAAGGCAAATAGGTCTTAGAGATATTCATATAGCGGTATTAACTAAAGATGATAGTACAGAAGCAACCTATGAAAAGCCTATGAAATTAGAAAGGGCTATAAGTGCAAAGCTTAATCCAAAAACAAATTCAGATAATATATATTCTGATGATTCTGTTGAGGATGTAATAACTATATTTGAAGGTGTAGAAGTTGAAATAGAAGTAAACCAGCTTTCAATTACAAGTAGGGCAAAGTTGCAAGGCGCAAAAGTAGTAAAAGGGATACTCATAGAAAATAAAGATGATATACCACCAACCATAGCATTAGGTTTTAGATCTAAAAAGAATAATGGAAAGTTTAGATATGTATGGCTTTTAAAAGGTAAATTTGAATTAGTAACGGATGAATACGACACAGAAGGAGAAAAGCCAAAAGCACAGAGTGCAAAGCTTAAAGGAAAGTTTTTCTCAAGGGATTTTGATGGAAACTATAGATTTATTGCAGATGAGGATGAAAAAGAAGTGGATGCAGCTATAATTAGTGGGTGGTTTAACTCAGTACCTATAGAACCTACTAGTGCATAAAATTTTAATATTTTAGAATTATTTGTTGTATCATGTATTATAAGAACTAAAATTTATAAGGAGGAATATGGTACAACATGATAGAAAATTTAAAACTTACTTTATACTTAACAACTATTGGTATAATATTTGCAATAATAGCCGTTATTCTAATAAAAAGAAAGAGGATTATTATATACAATTATACAAAGGTGTTTATTTGTATTTTGATAGTATCAATAATTCTTGTTGGATTTGGGTACAAGCTCAATGACTTTGTTGTAAATCAAAACAATGGGAAAATGCCAGTCGCAGTATCAGATATTGATAAAGTGACTGATGATGGAAGACATTGTTTGAGTACAAGTAATGTGAAATTTGAAATATTAACAGATATCTTTTGTATTAAATTTCCTGTTGAAGGAATGTATTCTATAGGAGATATCATTTCAGGAGTTGGATGGATAACTTTTATTTCAGTTTTAGGGATAATCATATTAATGGCACTTCAAGATAAAATTAAAAAATAAGCATACACTAAAAGGTTTCCTTAATATTAAGGAGATCTTTTGTATTTGGAGGGAGAATATTGAAAGCCACAGAACTTAAAAATAAAGGAGTAAAAATTACATTAGGAAATAAAGAATACAATCTAAAGTTTAACATGAACACCTTCTGTGAACTTGAAGAAGTTTATGGTGATATTAATAAGGCGTTTGAAGATTTACAACTAATGAAAGTGAAAGCTATAAGAGCACTTATATATTCAGCAATAAAAGTTGAAGATGAAAATGCAACTTTAAAATCTGTAGGGGATTTATTAAGTCTTAAAGATTTAGAAAACTTAGGTACACTTATAAATGAAGCATTAAGTAATTCAATGCCTGAAATAGAAGAAAACTTGGGGGAATAGAAAGCTACTCTGATCCACAGCCTTGGGAGTGGCTTTTTTATTTAGGGACTAATTTGTTAGGTATGAGTGAAGAGCAGTTTTGGAAGAGTACTCCTAGAAAATTAACTGGTCTTTTTAAAATATATAAAAAGGTAAACGGAATAGAAGAAAAGCATGATTTTGATTATATAGATAACATAATCTTTTAAATCTTAGGGAAAGGAGGTAACTATAGCTTATGGCAAGGGGTGGCAATACTGTTGTTGCAAGAGTTGGACTTGATGATAAAGGGTTTCAAGAAGGTGTAACAAAAATACAAAGAAGTCTAAGAGTAGTTAAAAGTGAATTTGCAGCGGCTAGTTCAAAACTTAAGGATTTTGGAAAATCTACAGAAGGATTAAAACTTAAATCAGATAGTTTAAATAAACAAATGGAACTTCAAAAGCAAAAGGTAGCGGCTCTTACTAAAAGTTATCAAGAAAGTGTAGAGAAAAAAGGTGCAGATGCTAAAGCTACAGACAATTTAAAGGTTAGACTTAATTATGCTACGGCTGAGATGAATAGATTACAACATCAGTTAAATGAAACCAATGAAAGAATAAGAGTACAAGAAAGCAGATGGACTCAACTAGGTAATAAGCTAAATGAAGCTGGGAGCAAAATGCAGACAGTAGGTAAAAAAATACAAGATGTAGGGAAAAGTTTATCTACTAAAGTTACTGCTCCAATAGTTGGGGTTGGAACTGCTGCTGCTAAAATGAGTATAGATTTTCAGGATTCTTTAGCTAAAGTAAGCACAATAGTGGATACTACTCAGCTAAGCATGGAGAATGTTAAGAAAGGTGTTTTAAACTTATCTAATGAAACCGGGGAAGGCGTAAATGATTTAAATGAAGCACTATATCAAAGTATCTCAGCAGGAGTTGAAAGTGGTAAGTCAATTGAATTTTTAGGTAGTGCGGTAAAACTTGCTAAAGGTGGATTTACAGAAACAAGTTCCAGTGTTGACCTATTAACTACAATATTAAATGGATATAAATTAAAAGCAGAAGAAACTGCTAATGTAAGTGATATTCTTATTAATACACAAAACTTAGGTAAGACAAGTGTAAATGAACTTAGCAGTAGTATGGGTAAAGTTGTACCAATAGCTAGTGCAGCTAATGTAAATTTAAAGCAGTTATCAAGTGCATATGTGCTTTTAACTCAAAAGGGTATTGCTACAGCAGAAGCGGGAACTTATACAAGAAGTATGTTATCTGAACTCTCTAAAACAGGAAGTACAGCAGATAAAACTTTAAGACAGATAAGTGGTAAAAGTTTTGCAGAACTTATGGCAAGTGGTAAAAGTGTTGGAGATGTACTTAATATGCTAAATGAGCATGCAAATAAAAATAATCTAACACTTAAAGATATGTTTGGATCAGTTGAGGCTGGAACTGCTAGCATGATTCTAGCTGGAGCTGGTGGACAAGATTTCAATAAAGTATTGGATACTATGAGTAATGTAGCTGGTGCAACAGATACAGCTTTTAATAAAGTTAATGAAACTACAGGTGCTAGATTAAAAAAATCCTTTAATAGTCTTAAGAATGCAGGAATACAACTGGGCGATAGTTTAGCACCAATGATAGAAAAAGTAAGTGGAGCAATACAAATTTTAGCAGAGAAGTTTAATAGTTTAACCCCAGCACAGGCAGACATGATAGTTAAAATAGGATTAATGGTAGCTGCATTAGGACCAGTTATAAGTATTATAGGTAAGCTTATAAGCACAAGTGGTACTTTGTTTTCTACGCTAGGAAAAGTTTCAACGGCTTTAGGAAAAGCTGGTGGTGCCAGTGCAGTATTAGGTAAAGCTTTTACTGCATTAAAAAGTCCAATTGGAATTGCAGTAATTGCTATTGGTACGGTTATAACTATAGGTGTAGCTTTATATAAGAATTGGGATACTATAAAAGCTAAAGCTGCAGAACTTAAAAAAGCTATAAGTGAGAAATGGAATGAGATAAAACAAGTAACTGTGGCTGTATTTACGAGCATAAAAGATTTCTTAAATAATATTTGGAATGGAATAAAGACTGTTTTTACTAATTCTTTAAATACTATAAAATCTGGTGTAACTTCAGGATGGAATGGAATTAAAAATATAACTATAACGGTATGGAATAGTATAAAAACAATAATTGCAAATGTATGGAACGGAATTAAGAGTGTAGTTACTAATGCAGTTAATGGTGTGAAAAATATAGTGGCTAGTATTTGGAACAGCATAAAAAGTGTTACTACTTCTGTTTGGAATGGTATAAAAACAGCTATAACAACACCAATCAATTCAGCTCGGGATATTGTGAAAAAAGCCGTAGATTCTATATATGGTTTCTTTAAGAATCTTAGAATACCCGAGATAAGAATACCTAAAATAAAGCTTCCTCACTTTAGTTTAAGAGGAGAGTTTAGTTTAATGCCACCGAAAGTACCAAAGTTTGATGTTAATTGGTATGCACAGGGTGGTATTTTTAATGCACCAAGCATTATAGGAGTAGGTGAGGCAGGTACAGAAGCAGTTCTACCAATAGATAGATTAGATGAAATAATAGCTAGGTCTATAAAAAAGGCACAAAGTTTAGGTGGAACTGATGGATTAACAGTACACATAGAAAAGTTTATTAATAATACAGAAAAAGATATAGAGGGGTTAGCCTATGAACTAGAGTTTTACAGACAACGTATTTCAATGGGGAAGGGAGGCAATTAAAATTTTAAGTTTTACTTTTGGAAATAAGAACAGCTATGATGACTTTGGAATAATAATATCAAAACGACCTTCTATTCCTTCTCCTAAAAGAAGAATAACCTATATAGACATTCCAGATAAAAGTTCTAATCTAAAATTTGATGAAGGCACTTTTGAGGACATAACAATATTAGTTGAATGTGGAGTGAAATCAAAAGCTAATTTAGCTGACAAAATAGATGAAATAAAAGCATGGCTTATAAATGCCGGAGAAAGTAATTTAATATTTAGCTTTCAACCTGATAAAAAATACATTGCACAAGTAGTAAATATGATTGATTTCAAGCAAGTTTTAAAATATACATCGAGGTTTCCAATAATATTTAACTGTAAGCCTTTCAAATATAGAGTTAAAGATAAGATAATTAGAATAACTAAAAATAATTCTACTATATATAATGAAGGAACTTTTCAAAGTGAACCTGTGATTAAGGTTTATGGTAGTGGAGATATAAAATTAAAGATCAATGATGATGAAGTTACTATGAAAAAAGTGGAGGAATATGTAACAATAGATTCAGTTCTAAAGGATGCTTATAAAGATGAGACTTTGAAAAATGGAGACATGATTGGGGAGTTTCCAGTTCTTAAGATTGGAGAAAATGTTGTGGGTTTTAGTGGAAATGTTAGTAAGGTGGAAGTTAGGGTTAATGAGGTTTGGGTATAGAAATATAAACAAAAATAAAATTACTTTTATTTGAACTATTTCTACTAATGAATTAAAATAGAGGTATAATTAAGAAGCTAGGAAGGTGAACTAATGAAGCCTACGAATTATGAAGATTTAATAATGAAAAGAGCAATGGATCTTTTTGCGGAGGAAGGACTGAAATTCTTTGGTATAAACAAAAAAGTTAAGGAACTTGGACCGACAGAGTTAGTAGTTTTAGAAACTAAAAATATGTTTATGGACTATACTTTCCTAATGGAAGATGATACTTTTATACATTTTGAGTTTCAAACAACTAATAAAGGAAAAATAGATTTAAGAAGATTTAGAGCCTATGAAGCATTATTAAGTCATCAAACAGGAAAAGATGTAGTTACATATGTTGTTTATTCAGGTAACATAAAAAATCCAGGAAATACTTTAGAAACTGGAATAAGTGAATTTAAGATTAATACAATATCTATGGCTAGTAAAGATGGAGATAAAATATATAATGATATTGTAGAAAAAATAAAATCTGGAAAAGAAATTACAAAACAAGATATAATATCTTTAACATTTACGCCTATTATGGGTGGAAATATAAGTAAAGTAGATAAAATACTTAATGTTATAGATATAGTAAAGGATGTAAATGAAGATTATAAGTATGACGTGGAATCAATACTATATGCTTTTGCAAATAAATTTTTAAGTGGAAAAGATCTGGAAAAAGTAAAGGAGGAATTGAGAATGACTGAACTTGGTAAAAGTTTAATACAAGAAGGAATGGAAAAAGGAATAAAGAAAAAAACTTTAGATGTAGTTAAAAAAGCAATAAAAAAAGGTTTAGATAATGAAACGATAAAAGAATTAACAGATTTAGATATTGAAAAAATTCAATTAATAAGAGATACAATAGAATAAGTAAATATATATGATTAAATTAGCAAGGTTATATTAAATGTGTAACTTTGCTTTTTTCATACCCAAATTAAAATGACAGGAGGTGGTAGAGTGATATGCATCTACGACAAAAAAACCACAAAAGGAAACTTTGAAACCAATGGACTTGGAGCTCTAGATGAAGTTATAAGCTGCTTTATTACAGAAGAACTTAATGGAGATTATGAGTTAGAGCTTGAATATTCAGCTAAGGGAAGAAAAGCAAAATACTTAGAAGAGTGGAACATAATAAAAGCAGATGGGCAGCTTTTTAGAATCTATAGAGTTGAAAAGATAAGTAAAGAAATTAAGACAATAAAAGTTTGGGCAAAGCATATCTTCTATGACCTTCTGTATTACTTTATTGAAGATAGTAGAGCTATAAATTGCAGTATAAAAACTGCTATGGAAAAAGCTCTGCCGGGAGATGTTAGTACTATATACAAAGTTGATAGTGATATTATCTTAGCTAGTACTATTTATTTTGTTCAAACTAATACTGTAGAAGCTATGTTTGGAATAATTAAAAGGTGGAAATGTGGAGAAATTAAAAGAGATAATTTTGATATAAGGATTCTAAAGCAAATAGGAAAAGATTCAGGAGTTTTAATAGCTCAAGGTAAAAATATTTTAGGAATTAAATTTAATTCTCACACAAAGGATGTTGTTACAAAACTTTATCCAGTAGGTTACAATGGAATAAAACTTACTGAAAAATATATAAATGTACCTAACTGGAATAGTGATAAGTATCCACCTTTTCCTATAGTTAAAAAGATTCAATTCAAAGAAGCTGAGGATGAAGTAACATTAAGAGTTATGGCAAAAGAAAGTATAAAAAGCATAGGACTTAGTAAAGTAAATATTGAAGTGGATTTTATAGAACTTAGTAAAACTAAAGAATACGAAATTTATAAACATCTTCAAAAGGTTAATGTAGGAGATAGAGTTATTGTAAGATACAAAGACTTTGATATAGATATTAAAGTTCCAGTTATAAAAATAAGGAAAGATGTACTTAGAGGATTAAATGCAAAAGTAGAGTTAGGGCAACCCAAAGATAATATTTTAAATCAAATGGATACATCAGAAATTAAAACAACTGTGGATGAACTTGGAAACAAAGTGGCAGAAACATTAACTTCAATGCTTTATTATGCAAATCCAGTAGAGTTTATAGTTGGTACAAGCAAAATACAGCCAGTATATTTGGGGATATCTGCAGTAGCATCAACAAATCTTTCAATGAATCTTTCATTATATTGTATAGCAAATGAAGAATGTACACTAACAATTCAAATTCAACTAGATGGAGAAGACATCACTTTTACCCCAAAGCAAAAACTTTTAAAAGGAGATAATATTGTAGGAATACCTATAGGAATACCACAAGTTAAATGTGGTGCTCACTATTTAGGTATTTTTTTATGCGTTGATACAGGAAGTATGAAAATACCAAAGTTTAATTTGCAATGTATGGTTGATGGAAGAAATCTTCAAGGTGGACTAAATGCAGAGCCACCACACGCAGAAGTTAAGGAATATCAGCCACTTATTAATATTAATGGTTTGTATTTTGAGAAACTAAAAGTAGGAAATCAAATTATAACTTTTAAAGAACCTATACCGGTGATATTTGGTGAAGATATGACCTTAAATAATAATTTATTTAGAGATAAAGAAATTACAACTAATTATAATATAAGCTTTAAATAAAAAATTCCTACCTATTATATATATCTAAAATTTAATATGAAAGGGGATGATAATTTGAGTTTTAGAGAAAGCATATCATACAGTAAAGATTTTTTAACAGGTAGAAAGGTTGAAAAAGTAAAGAATAAATTAATAATGCCCGTTCAAGGAATAGCTACAGTAAAACTTTATGATGATTTAACAGGAAAGCAAGTTTATGAGGCAAAAAGTGAAAACAGAATAACAGCGGTTTTAGCAAATCCAGCTTTTTTAGATGGATTTTATTATCCAATGCTTGATAATAAACAGGAGCGGTTACTTGAACAGATATTTAGAACCTATCCTTTTAGAGTTCTAACTTTAACTACGGGAGATATACAAGAAGATCCTTATGATTATTTTACATGGGGAGATATTATAGGCTATGCTGATGCATGGTACACATATAGCGGGGATTCAGAACTTATGGGAACTATAAATAAGGGGGAATGGTTAAGAGAGGATAAAGATGGGAAAGGAATAAAACACTTTGTTTTTGATTTTCCAACCCATGCTGCTAATGGAACCTTTAAAAGTATTTATTGGACAGGTGGACAACGGGATGATAGTTCAGCACAAATGCCAAGGATAAATTGTACTTATAAAAAGAGGACTATAAGAGAAGAAAGGTACTCAATACCTTATTATAATTTATGCACTGATAAAAGTAACCTTTATGCTCTGGAGCCAAATAAAACTACAGTTAATGTATATGATAAATTTACTGTTGAAAAGAAAAATAATATAACACTTAAAGTGGAAGCAAAAGCCATAGCTTATGATGGAGAATATTTTTGGGTACTTATAAAAGATGGTTCATTTAAGAAACTCGATAAGAGTTTTAACGTAATAGAAAGTTATTCAAAGAGTGCTAAAGTTCCAGATAATCTGGTTTATGATGTTGAATATTATGATATAGCTGTTACAGAAAGTAATTTATATATAACCTATAATGGATGTATTAATAGGGATGGTAATAGCAGAGATTACAGAAGCTGCATAGCTATGTATGATAAGGATGGTACTTTTGTTAAAAAAGCAGAAGTTTATAGCGGAACAGGGTATAGATTGCATATTACTAGAATACCAAACAATAAATTATATGTAATAGTTAATAATAATAGAGGAATACAGTTAAATAGTGATTTAAATATTTATGGAAGTACAGGACTTACTTCAAAAGGTTATTACAGTATAAATTGGGATTTTGATACCCAAACTTTATTTGCTTTTAATGATTATAGTAAGGGAAGTATAGATGAATATTATATTGTGCCAGCTTCAGCTCATACACTTCTTCCAGAACCAGTAACAAAAACACCAGTAAATACAATGAAAATTCAATATGATTTTACCTGTGATTATGTTTATCCATTAGATATGCCTGCTCATTAATTTGAGTGGGCTTTATTTATATGGTTCTGTTAATTAATT